AGTGCCCGAACCAGACCGATGTTTTTCTGCGAGCTATAACCCTTTGACAGCGGTTATGGGTGATGTCCGAGAGGTTATCGCAAGGCCAGATGGCCAAAGCACTTGGCATCAGCCAGCCAGCCGTGGCGAAAGCGGTGAAGCGTGGGATGCCGCTCGACTCTTTCGAGGCCGCGACGGAGTGGCGGCGCGCTAACCAGAGCGCCAGGCGAACCAAGACATCACAGCCGCCGGCGCCGCGCCCGACTGAGCCGGCGCCCGATCCCGTCGATCTGCCCGACGATCTGGCCGTGACCGACCACATGCGCCGGATCGCGGTGCGCGACTTTGAGGCTGCGGGCAGTATCCAAGAGCGCGCCGCCGCGAGCCGCACCGTCCGCGATGCCGAAGAGGCGCACGAGACGCGGAAGCGCGACATGGTCAAAAGTGAGCAAGAGGCCCAGACCCTTATGCACCGAGACCAGGTGCAGGCCGTGATCGCCGAAGAGACCGGCAAGCTGCGATCACTCCTCGAGGCCATGCCGGCCGCCATCGCCCAGGCGGCAAACCCATCCGACCCCGAGTTAGCCCGCGACACCGTGGCCGACTACCTCGAGCAAGTCTTCAGCACTCTCAGCAACACCGGCAATGCCCTGCGCTTGGATTCCTGATTCAAGCGCCCGCGCCCGCGCCATGTGGCAGGCCCAATGGGTGCCGCATCCGCGGCAGTCGGTCACCGAGTGGGCCGAGGCCAATATTTCTTTTTCGTCTCGCTTTACCTCATCCCCGGGGCCGTTCCGCGTTCGCTCCTACCCTTATATGCGCGAATGGCTCGACGCCTTCCACCCCGCCAGTGGCGTCCGTTCCATGGCTTTGCTTTGCGGCGCCCAAGTGGCCAAGAGCACGGCCATCCAAGTCGGTATGGCTTACCGCCTCTGCCGCGCTCCGGCTCCGGCCCTGTGGGTGCTCGACACCCAGACCAACGCCCAATCGTTTTCCGAGTCGCGCTGGCAAGTGATGATCGACGACAACGAAGTTCTGCGCGCCGAAATGCCCGGCAACAAAGACAAATTCAAAAACCTCGACCAAGCCTTCCGCCGAATGCACCTCTGGTTCGTCGGGTCTAACAGCCCCGGCAACTTGGCCGGCCGTTCCATTTCGCTCCTCTGCCTCGACGAGGTCGACAAATACAAAACCAAAACCAAGCAAGAGGCCGCCGCCGTCCAGCTCGCCGTGCAACGCACCGCGTCGTTCCCCATGGCCCTGATCGTGCAAACCAGCACGCCGACCACGCAGGAAGGCTCGATCTGGAAAGCCTGGCTCGAGGGCGACCAGCGCCGCTTCTGGGTGCCATGCCCACATTGCCAGGCAATGACCCTGCTTAACTGGCCCATGATGAAATGGGACGACGACGCCAAGATCAGCGAAAGCCAATGGGATCTGAAGCGCGTCCGAGAGACCGCCCGCCTCGAGTGCCCCCATTGCACCGGCCACATCACCGACGCCAGCAAAACCAAAATGCTCCGCGAAGGCGAATGGCGCGCGGAAAACCTCGGCGCTCTCCCCGGCCATCGCAGCTACCACTTGTCCGCGCTTTACTCCGTGCGCCGCAGCTTTGGCGCCTTGGCCGTCAAATTCCTCCAAGACAAACAATCCCTCATGGGCTTGCAGGATTTCGTCAACAGCATCCTGGCCGAGCCCTGGGAGGAAGCCATGACCACCGAGAGCCGGCCGCTCACCGTCGGCGAATACACCCTGCGCTCGCCGGTTGAGGAAGGCACGGCCCGCATCATGGCGGTCGACGTGCAGCAAGACTGCTTCTATTTCGTTTGCCGTTCGTTCGCCAAAGACGGCAGCAGCAAACTCATCGACGAAGGCCGCCTGACCACCTGGGCCGACCTCGAGTTCAAAGTTGCGGAGCTTGGGTTAGATAATCTCCGCAACATCGGCGGAATGATGGCCAAGCTGGTCGTGGTCGACAGCGGATTCCGCACCGACGAAGTCTTGGACGTTTGCGTTCGCAACCGATACATCCCGGCCAAAGGTGAAGACCGGCTCGAGGGCTACGGCGTCAAATTCGGCAAATCCCTCCGCAAAGCCATCTCCGTCATCAAACCCTACCGCCGCGGCTGGTTTCTCATGCTCTTCAGTTCGCCTGCCGCGCAGGACGTTCTTGAGTGGCTCCGCGGCGGCCAAGGCCCAGCCTGGACCGTAGCCGCTGACGCCTCGGAAGAATACAAAGCCCACCTCGACGCCCACCGAAAAATCATGCGCCGATCACCCCTGACCGGCCGCGAGACCTACCTCTGGAAGCAGATCGGGCGCCGGCCGAACCACATGCTCGACGCCGAGCTGATGATTTTGGCCTTGGCCGAATACGGCAACATCATCAAGCCCGCCGCGGCCGCGCCCGCCGATTGACATCCGATCGCGTGAGCAATGTCGCCACGCTCCTTTGTTTTCAGTGTTTGGGTCGCCAACAACAAAGACGCGCTGAAAACCGTCGCGGCGCTTGAGACGATCGCCGCCAATAATTTCACCGTGGCGAAAGAGGGCGGCCGCGTTCTCGTCAGCGCCTCGATGGGTGGCAAGTCCTACAGCTACAGCCTCCCGCCCGACCAGACCGCCGGCACCGTCGCCGAGCTCGCCTTCTACGCCTGGAACCAGATCCGCAATCTGTCCAGCGCCGACCTCGAACTCTGGCTGACACGCAAGACCAGCAAGACCGCCATCATGGCCTTCAACTATCCGCTGCACTGATGAAACTCGCCGACCGCTGGAAACTTGTGACCAAAGCCTTCAGCCCGAAGGCGCAAAGCTACGATGCCGCGCGGCCTTCGATTCAGCGTCGATTCCCCTACAACGCGACCGCGACCGATAGCCATATCGACGTATCTGGCGCCGACCGCGAGCGGCTGATGAAACTCTCTCGCTGGGTTTACAACAATATGCCCTTTGTCCGTGGGCTGATTTGCGAGAAGGCCCGCTACGCCACAGGCACAGGCATCCGCCCGCAGGCCCGAAGCGGCGATGAAGCATGGGACAACGCCGCCGAAACTTTCTTTGAGCAGTGGAGCCGCGTGGCCGACATCCAAGGCCGCTACACTTGGCGCGAGATGCAGCGCATCGCCTCGGTCGCTATCGACCGGGACGGCGAAGTGTTCTTCCGCGCCACGGCGCAATCGACCGGGTATCCCGCGTTGCAACTCATCCTTGCCCACCGCATCGGCGATGCGCGCTCTTCCATTTACGAGCCGAGCAACCCGACCGCCCGCGAAGGCGCGCAGAACATCATCGACGGCGTGGTGGTCAATCCGCAGCTGCGCCCGATCTTCTACCGCCACCTGGTCGGCGATGGCATGGACCCCGCCCAGCGTTTTGAGGACATCCCGGCGCAGCAACTCATCCACGTCGGCGAGGCCAGCCAGGGCGACGAGCTGCGCTACGTCACACCGCTCGCCCCGTCCATCAACCACCTCCGCGATGTCTCGGACGCCATTTCATTTGAGAAAATGGCGCTCAAAATTTCCTCCTACATCGCCCTGGCCATCAAGAGCAGCAACCCGCAAGGCGCGGATTTCTTTGGCGAGGCGACCCACTCCGTCAACAGCCAAGACAACAGCGAAGTCACCGTCGAAAGCCTCGGCAACGCAGGCGGTGCCATCCCGCGTCTCGGCATGGGCGAAGACCTGATCTCGTGGACATCGAACCGCCCCACGCAAAACTTCCGCGAGTTCTGCGACCTCCTCCTCCGCGAAGTCTGCCTCAACATCGGCGTGCCGTGGGAATTTGCCGCACGTCCTGCCGATGCGGGCGGTGCGGCCCTGCGCGCCGTGTTGGTTCGCGCCCAACGCACCTTTGAGCAGCGCCAAGCCCTACTGATCGACCGCCTTTGCTCCCGCGTGTGGGCGCACGTCATCACGCTCGGTATGCAGCGCGGCCTCATCCCGCAAAACGAAAATTGGTGGCGCGTCGAATGGCAGCGCCCGGCAGCGGCGTCGGTGGACTACGGACGCGAAGCACAAGCCAACCTCAACGATGTCCGCGCCGGCCTGCGAACTTACTCCGAGGACTACAGCGAGCGCGGCCTTGAGTGGAAAGACCAACTTCGCCAGCGCGCCGTCGAGGCCAAATATCTGGCCGACTTGTCCGCCGAGTTTGGCATCAGCGCCGACAGCATTGCCACTTTCAATCCCAACCCTGCGCCGCCGACAAACAACGGCAGCGCATTGACACCGCAGCAAGCGCAATGAACGCGCGCCACTGGTATGCAATTCAACAGACCGCAGACGGCGAAGCCGAAGTGTCCATTTATGATGAGATCGGTTTTGGTGGCGTCACCGCAAAATCCTTTCTTGCCGAACTCAAAAAACTTTCCGGCCAGCGTGTTCACCTCCGCATCAATTCTGTCGGCGGTTCCGTTGTCGAAGGAGCCGCAATCTACAACGCACTTCGTCGGCACAAAGGCGGCTTAGTCGTTCACATTGATGCACTTGCGGCCTCGATGGCCTCGG